AGGCCGAGGGGGTTTCTGGAAATCGTGTTCTTTCCATTAATTGTTCTTGGTGTCCTTATAAGTTTCCTTGTTGGTCTGACAGTAATAATGGTCATGGACTTCGTATCTTTGATTATGCGAAAGGTAAAAAGTATTTTACAAAAGTTGTTAAAGAACCAAACGTGAAGGAATTATCATGTTAGAGTTCGATAATCGACAAAAAGATTTTATGTTTTCAGATGAAGATATAAAATCCATAACAGATTTTTGCAATACGATCTATAACAACAATCGCAAAGGCAATGTGAAAGATCGTAAAAAAGATAGTAGTCGATCTGGCATAGATATTAATTTACAGGGAATCTCTGCTGAGATTTGGTTCAAGGAAAGATACTCACTTCCTTATACTCTTGATCTAGATTCACCTGATACCAAAAACAGAAACTATTTAAAAGACATAGATGCAGAATACAGCAATCTAGTTTTTGAAATTAAGCAGACCAAGCACGATAACGGATGCTTCTTTATTTCTGGAAGGGATTGGTATGGAAAAGAGCGTAAATTAATTTCAGATATTTATGTGCTTATTATTGGAGAGTTTCCTAACAATTATAAAAAGTGTTTATTCATAACCAAGAGTAAACTCATTAAATTAAATTCTGATGCGGCGGGTAATTTACAGCCATCAATACACAAACGTATTGGGCAGTACGGTTATCATGTTGAGCAGTCTGATATGTATTCCACTCTAACAGATTGCATGGCATGGGAAAACGAAAGCGCCGCACAAGCAGCTTAAAGTTTCGTAGTGGATCAGAACGTAAGTGTTTTGATTTCCTCTGCCAACGGGGTGTTGCTTACGAGTATGAACATATGAAGTTTCCATATGTCATAACTAAGACATACCTACCTGATTTTTATTTACCTGAGTATGATTTTTATATTGAGGTTAAGGGTAGGTTCACAAGCCAGGACAGATCAAAACATTTGTTTATACGTGAGCAGCACCCTGAGTTGGATATTCGATTTATGTTTGACAATCCAAACTCAAAATTATATAAAGGTTCATCTGCCACTTATGGCGATTGGGCAAATAAACATAATTATTTATTTTGTAAAACAACAGAAGGCATCCCGAAAGAATGGTTTAGAAATGTCAGCCGTAAAAAGTGAAATCCATATCTTACTAGATGATTTTTTAGAAAATTCTGCTGAGTCATCAAGCCCAGAAAGAACTTTATTTCTAGCTGTAATTTTACAGGCATTACTTGACGCAACTAAACCATCGTATACCGGAGAATCAGAACAATCTGAATTAGACAGACGATCAGCAAGGGCTTGGTTCTCCGCATCTGTTGGCGTTACAGCAAAAGATTTTTCAGACGTATGTGACTTAGCGGGAGTTGATGTAATGTATACAAAAGAATTTGCCTACAAAATTATACACTCTCAGGAAGTGACATTTATTCGTAAACGAATTAACGCATTATTAACTCATGATTAAAGGAATTTAATATATGAAACCGAAAACAATTTTAGTTAACGGACATCCTGTGGAGCAAGTTCCAAATTATTTTAAATCAAATGATCAATATGAGTTTCCTACAATAAAGGAGTTTGATTATGTAAATAAACCTAAACACTATAATTACTCTGGTATCGAATGCCTTGATGCTATTCAAGCTGTAACAGGCAAGGAAGGATTTGAGGCTTACCTACAAGGCAATATCATGAAATACCTTTGGAGATACCGTTATAAAAATGGTGTTGAGGATTTGAAGAAGGCCGAGTTTTATTTAAATAAATTAATTCAGGTTACAGAGAATGCACATGAAGTATAAAACTAGAGAACAAAAGGTTCAAGAGTTTCACGAGGCTTTCAAATTAGATGTCAACAGCCAACCAAGAGTATCTCTTCTTGAACTTCGAAAGATTTTAATTATGGAAGAGGCTCGTGAGGTATCGGAAGTCTTAGATGAAATGTCTATGTCCCTGTTTAGAGAAAAGCCAATTACACCAGAGCAATCTCAAAAACTTTTAAAAGAGTTGTGCGATTTACAATACGTTCTAAGTGGGACAGTTGTTGCATTGAGAAACTTATCCACAGAAAATTTTGATGCTGCATTTAATTTAGTACACAAAAGCAACATGTCCAAGCTAGACAAAAATGGAGATGTGGTGTATGATTCAAAAGGTAAAGTTCTTAAAAGCAGCCAATACAAAGAACCCGACCTTTCATTATTAGTCTAACATAAAAGAGGGATAAATTTAACCATGACTTCTAACTATGAAGATTTCATTCATATCAGCCGCTATGCACGTTTCTTAGAAACAGAAAATCGTAGGGAAACCTATCAGAATACTGTTGATCGTTGGTGGTCTTATATGACTGATAAATTTCCATCTCTATCTAAGTATACGGATGTAAAGACAGCCATTGAACAAAAGCAAGTTATGCCTTCTATGCGTACCATGATGGCTGCTGGAGAAGCTTTGGATCGAAACCATATCGCTGCATACAACTGTAGTTACATTGCCATTGATGATCCGAAAGCTTTTGATGAAGCTCTTATGATTTTAATGTGTGGCACTGGTGTTGGTTACACAGTTGAGCGTGATGCTGTTGATCGCCTACCAGAGGTTCCCTGTATCATTTCCCGTACAGAAGAAGTTATTCAAGTTGCAGACAGTAAGGAAGGCTGGGCTAGGGGATTACGTCAACTTATTTCCCGACTATATGCTGGCGAACATCCAACTTGGGACTTGTCTAAAATCAGGCCAGCAGGTAGTCGCCTTAAAACATTCGGTGGTAGGGCAAGCGGTCCAGAGCCATTAGATAATCTATTTCGTTTCTGCACTTCTACATTTTATAAAGACGTTGGACGTAAGCTAACCAGCATTGAATGCCACGACATTATGTGTGCCGTAGCAGCCGCCGTTGTTGTCGGCGGCGTTCGACGTAGTGCTATGATCAGTCTTTCCAATCTAAGTGATGACCGGATGCGTCATGCAAAAATGGGTAGCTGGTTCCATGAAAATGTCAATCGTAGTTATGCCAATAACTCTATTGCCTTTTCCACTAAACCCGACATGGGTACATTCCTACGTGAGTGGTCTGCAATTTATGAATCTAAAAGCGGTGAGCGTGGAATCTTTAATCGTACCGCTGCCATTAATAAAGCAAAAGAAATTAATCGGGATTTTGAACATAGCTTTGGAACAAATCCCTGTGGAGAAATCTCTCTACGCCCAAAGCAATTTTGTAATTTAAGTGAAGTTGTTGTCCGTCCATCAGATACAAAAGAAACAATTAAGGAAAAGGTTCGAATTGCAACCATCATTGGAACCTACCAATCAGCCCTTACTGATTTTAAATACCTTTCCAAGAAGTGGAAAGACAACAGCGAAGAGGAAAGGCTCCTTGGTGTTTCCCTTACTGGTATCTTTGATAATAAGATAACCTACAAACCAGACCCGGAGTTCCTTACCAGCATTCGTGAGTATGCTCGTAGTGTAAATAAAGAAATTGCAGCGGAGCTAGGTATTCAACCATCAGCGGCAGTTACGACCATCAAACCATCCGGCACCGTATCTCAATTAGTAAACAGCGGTAGCGGCATTCATCCTAGGTATGCACATTACTACATTCGCCGTGTTCGTGCAGACAATACCGATCCACTAGCACAATGGATGGTTAATGAAGGTATGCCGTATGAAATTGATGTATATAATAACAAGAACTATGTTTTCTCGTTTCCGATTTCATCTTCCAAGAATGCTGTAACTCGAAATGACATTAGCGCAATTGAACATCTAAACGTATGGTTGGCTTATCGGAAGTACTGGACAGACCACAATCCCTCAGTTACAATTTATGTAGGTGAGGACGAGTGGGCAGAGGTTGGAGCATGGGTTTATAAAAACTGGAATGAAGTTTGCGGTATTGCCTTTCTTCCCCGTGAAGATGCCTCACACAGTTACGTCCAAGCTCCATACGAAGAGATTACCGAAGAGAAGTATAAAGAACTTGCTGCAAACATTCCACATATTGACTATTCTCTTTATCGTGAATATGATGACAACACAACATCCTCACAAGAACTAGCTTGTACTGCTGGAGTGTGTGAGATTTAAAAATGGTTGATCCTGAATTTTTTATTATTAAGAATTTTTTAGATGACTATACGTGTAAATCTTTAATTAAAATTTTAGATAATAAAATTACTGATGGAGAAGCAAGTGAAGCCGGTGTTCTTTCTGGAGTATCTTCAATTAAAAATAAAACACAGAGAGACACCGATCTTTTCTTTCTTTCTCCCGACTCAATGTTGGGAACAATATTTTTTTATGCTGCCAAGACAATTAACTGTGATTTAAAGTGGAACTTTGATATAGACCAAACCGAATCAATTCAATTACTGCGTTATAACATTGGAGGATTTTACGTTCCACACATAGATGTACTGCCCACTTATGTCAGGGGAAAACAAAGAAAGATTTCTATTGGTGTATCTCTAAATGATCCTGCAGAGTATATTGGTGGAGAATTTAGAATTTATCCTACGTCACAGAAAGATCATATAGATTTTAGATTACCTAAAGGAGATGCAATTGCCTTCCCATCCTTTCTATGCCATGAGGTTCGACCTGTTTTAAATGGGGTCAGGTATTCATCAACAGCCTGGATAGAAGGAACAAACTGGCGATGACAAATTTACAGTATTGTTTAGTTTGCTGGTTAGATGCAGCAACCGTAAATGATTGGCATGATTCAAAAGATGACGGCCCAACTATTGTTTATAGCTGTGGCTTGTTAATCAAGGACGAGCCGGAATATATCACTC